AGGCAAATATTAGGGATGCGATCAGAAACTTTAACAAATATACGAAAGGACTATCTAAGGAGATGCAGGATGAGGACTAACAAATACATGATATACCAATCCAGCTAGTTGATAAGTTCCAATGTATTGTCCTTTTTTATCTATCCAATAGCTACCAGTATAGTAAGTCAAAATATCAAAAATCCTCTTAGGTTCTTCTGTTTCTACTAATGCCCAAAGTGTAGGAATATTATTTTGCAACTGAACGCATAATATCTCTGCGTTTAAAGGCATTTCAATCTCGCAACAACGAGCGCGGGCCCGGTACTTCCAGATGGTTCTCATTGGTTTTTTGGGTTAGTGTACATTGATCCGATAACCGATAACTGGCATTGTAGTATTACTCTGTTTTTTGCCACGGATTATCGCCTAATCCCCATTGATGTTTAAGAAAAGCTTTGTACATATTTTCTCTGACCATCATTTGTTCGTAAAGCTTGATCAGGAAATCCTGCGCTTGCTCCTGACTCATTTTTTCTACCTGAGTCTGAAAAGAACGAATGTTGAACTGTTGTTCTAAGGAAAGTTCGATAGGTTGAGGCATAGCATTACTCCTAAATTAAAATTCAGACTCTTCTTTTTGAGGTTCAAATCTATTATCAAAGTCTTCCAACGTTTGTTTTAAGCAGTGATAAAAGCCGTTAAATTCGTCAAAAGGTTCCCAGTCTTTTTCGTGATGTTTAAGTAGCTTTCTTGCTAACTCTGGTTCAATGGGAACATAGATGTAATCTTCTAGCGTGAATTTATCTTCCACTGTCTAACTCCTCCCAGAAATTGTCAAAACAAGTGATTTTCATCTCTAATCTTCTGTCAAATAAATTCTGAAAATTAGGATTATCAATTTCTTTTTTTATTCTATCAGAGTATTCATGTACAAAAGAAATAATGTTTTCAAGGCTGATAGCATTGTTAGCTTCATCTTGATAATATTGTTCTTTTTGAGCATCCGACATTTTATCCCAAATTTGACTTCTTAATTTTATTAAGTCTTTTTTAAGGTTTTTTATTAGATTCGCATCCATACCATAACACCTCTTTTAGATGATTATCTCTTTTTGATCGCCATTTTTTTCAAGTATTAACCGAGTATCTTTTTCTGCCTGAGATTTAGCGTACAAAGCCATAAACTTTAATCCTTTGCGAATAATTTCATCTCTCGATAAATTCAACTGCTGAGATATTTCTTCGAGATGTTCTGAGCTTTTCCCATTAAACTCTATTTGAAATTGTTTGATACTCATGTTTTAGCTCTTTTTGATATACGATTCTTTGGGGTCTTCTGAGCCTAAATCAACAACCCCCACTAAGTTTCTTGTCCAAGAATCAAGATTGATTAAATCATCCGTTAGGGAATGAAAGGTAGTTTCTGAGGGTACATTCTGACGAAAAACACGCCCATATTCTAATGCTTTCTTAAAAGCCTCCTCATTAGAAATTGATCCAGAAAGATTATCTAACCAGGTTTCAGACTCTGATAAATTATTTTTCATAATGTACTTACTTCCGAAATCTCCATAACTAAACTATATGGCTTCTTACTTGAATTGTCAAGAAAATCTTGGTACACTAAGATTAGAAAAATTTATATTAATACAAATGTTCGACACTGCTATTGGAGTTGCGGGGAAATTTTTAGAAAATCCCACGATTAAGGCTAATGCCTCTCTATCCTTTTCTGTGGCTACAGGCTCTACCATGACTACCGATGCCGTTGGTAATCCAGTTATGCGAGCATCTTCTATAGAGTCTTTAGTAATTGCCTGTTGGTTGCAACAGTCAAAACCGCCTGTGGCAGAAGTACAAGAAGGTAGTTATCTCGATTGTGAATATTTTGAGGGAAGATTGGTAAAGCCTAAAGATTACCCGTTCCCAATTCAGGCTACAGGGGAATTGCAAGTAACAATTAATGGCAGAATCGGTATTGTTAGACAGTTAAATGTGTTTGAGTCTCCGACAAGCCAGCAGCTAGGAATTGTCGCAAAACTAGGACGGAGAATTAAACTTTATGCAAGATTTGATCAAGGTAGTTAATTACTGGAACCTTTTAAGTAGCCGAGGTATCCTGAAACAATTGCCACGATAACATTGCCGTAGGTGTCAGTAGTTTCAGGAGTAAAAAAAGAATGAATCAAGCAGGCGAAAACAATTAAAACACAGACAATAGACGGGTCTAACTTAAGATATGACATTGCTGTTATCATCCTCTATAAAAATTTTCTTTAGAATTGGTTTATCACTAATTGTTAACTTTAATTCGTCTTGGTTCCATTTTGTGAATATTAAATCGTATCCATAAATATATTTTAAACTGTCATCGACAATAACTCCCGCCTTTTTCAGTCCGTCATTAACGTATTTTGCGCTACCACAAACATTATCGGGGTCACGCCCAAAGTTTTTAATTCGCCATTCGTAAAGCATCCATACTTTGTCAGGAAAACGTGGAATTTTTTGTTCTATAATAAGTTTTTGTATATTAAAGTCCCATTCTTTTTTAGTAGTTGCGCTTTTAAATTTATTTGCACGAGCTAATCTTATTTGATCATTAAGAGTCGGCGGAAGTGGACAGATAAAAATCGCTTTCATAATCTTATTGGGCGATACTTTTTAAATATCATTAGCAAATCATCAGGAATTGTACCAAGTTGACCAGTTCCGTAGTTGATTTTTACCTCTTCAAAAGGTAACTCAACTGACGAAACACCCTTAAAAGAACCCGTATTGCATACCCAATCTAAAACACGACCAAAAGCCGCTTTTATCTCTCTTGTTTGTCGGGTATCTTGGGTAAAATCAATGCCACTGGAATACTCTACATCAGCCTCAGAAAACTCAGGATATGGTTCCCGACTGTAGCCACGATAGCCGCCATATCCCCACGATCTACCAATTGCTGTAGATAAGTGAATTTGCCCGTCTATATCGATTATGTAGTCGTTAGAACCTAAAATTTGCCAACTATCGGGAGCGATAGCCCGATTAAATCCATCGGTAATATTGCCTAGTCTAGCTTTAATTATCGGAGCAGGATTGCTGATAATTGGAGTATTTATACTGACATAAGTTAATCTAAAATTTTGGAATTTTAGATTAACTCTTAGTCTTTCCCGGTGACGGGTAATCTCTAAAGGTCGATCTGCCCCTCTATCGCCTTCAATGATTGATTGAACAAAGTAAATCGCACCAGTGACGGCATCTTCTGATAAAGATACTGATGGTGCGAAAATAGAGAGGTCATCAATGCTAAAAATCATTAGGAAATTTTGCTCAATAGAGGACAACTGGTGTCTTTGACTGGACAAAATGGACGATGATCGAGATCAGTTCTGAGTTGACCTTTACACCGATTACAGACTGGATAACCCAATGCCTTCAGATTGTTATAAGTAACTTCATTGGTTCCATTTGTCAGGGGAAGGTTTTTAGTTCCACCTGTCACAGTGGGTAAAGTTTCTTCGAGGGTTTCTTTGCTTGCCATAATTGTTAGAAAGATAAAGTTTATACCGCTACATCTAGGGTGCGTAATTCAGCTACTCGTAACTGCTGAGAGGCTTCCCCAGTACCTACGGGATCGACATCTAAGGTTTTGTAGCCGAGCCACGCTAACCAAGTTGCGCGAATCCGACGATCAAATTGAGTGACATTATCAAAAGTGATTTGAAACGGCATCCCTACACCAACACCTAACGCACCGGCTCCAATTAAATAACCAGTACGGGTAGTTTTAGCACCTAAAGAACCGCCCAATGTTTCACTTTGAACACCGGGTTGACCAGCCGCTCCGACACCGACACTATTGCCAGTTTCAAAAATATGGAATTTTTCTACCAACCCTAAATACGAGTTAACCCTTCCAGTATCCCCAGGGGGAATATAGGATGGATTGAGAATATTTAGTAAAGCGTCAAGATCGCGAGTCGTATTTGCTTGCCAATCGTCATCATAACTCTCTTTTAATTGCAGAATTTGAGTCGAATTTAGGAATAACAAATACGTCTGGTCAGGGTACATCTGGAACCTGTTATCGTGGGCGTATTGATATAATCGCCGCAAGAATCCTTTGGTAAAAGTTCCATCATCTCCTGTTGCCGATAGTCCAGTGGGGGAAGTAACGAGACTGCCTTTTTTATTATACAAATGCAGTGACGTGCTATCAAGCATAGTTTTGATCATGGTATTATCAAAACTTGCATAGTCGTAATACAGCGTATTTTGCATCCAATCAATCATCCCCATCGCACTAAAATATTCAGTGAAAGTTGGGATAGAAACAGGTCGGATTGCAGTAGAAGCACCTACTTTACCGCGCCCATATTCAAAGATTTCTGCCGATACGCTAGACGCACTATTATTATCTGATTCAGAAGTCAGATCAGCATACTCACCCTTTCCTGATAGTTGATAATCGCTTACCGACGGGGAACTTGTTAGGTAATTTAATCGAGGAATTCGGATAACAGTTCCATTACGAGCCGTAAAGTCTAAGGCATAATTAGGAATCTGCCAAAAGGCAAACCCAGGGATTTGAGTTTGACGGAGAATTGCTGACAAAGTGTCGAGAAAAAATGGGGGAAGATCAGCCGCAGTCGTTAGGCTATTTTTTGAAACTTGACCGCCCATTACAGGAGCCGAACGAGTCCCTCTGAACCAGCCTTGTTTGCGACCCCAATCATCTAAAGAGTTGACAATCTGTTGCCGGTTATTTTTAACATGGCGATCTAATCGTACTTTATCGTACAGGTTTACTGTCTGATTACCGCCCATTACAGGAGCCGAATAGATTACACCAGAATTTTTCTGAATGTCTTCAATCAAATCAAAGGTTTCGTCAAGCGCACCTGTAATTTTATCAGCATCATGAGCGACGGTTTTGTTGAAGTTAGGGAACTGCATTTTTTCTGGTGTTTGGCTACCGTAAAGCTTTCCTACGTCAGCAAAATTATTAATCGTCTTTTCCGACTCAGTGACTTTAGTTTCTAGTTGAGCGATTTTTTCATTAGATTTTTGGATAGCTTCCGAAGCAGAATTGAGAGAAGCTTCTAGAGTAGCTTTTGCAGTCTCAAACTGTTGCTTTTGGGCTTCTAATGCAGATTGTTTTTCCAATTCCATCGCTTGCTTTACCGAAGCTACGGTTTCTGCTACGGTGTTTTTGACAATCTCTTGAATCGCTTTAGAATCAAAGACTGGGACGGGAGTGGGATCAGGGTCGGAATTTTTAACTGGTACACCACTTCCAGAAGGCTTTAAATCACCTCGAAAAGTGGCTTTTTGAGTCAGGGTGTAGATTTCTTCTTGAGAAGGAGTATCAGTTCCTTCTGCTGAATCTTTAATAGCTACGGGAGTAACCCGTTTAATTTCTTTTAGGGTATTCATTACTGATTGCTGATCACTAACTATTAGATATAATTGTACTACAGAACTTTCTGTTTTAGGTAAAAACAAAAGTATTGGGACGGGAATCTATTAATCTTGCTTGGCGACAATTGCCACTGGCAACAAAACTGCATTCGATAGAATCCATTTTTCCAGAACGGCGATAGTAAGGGGTTAGCGTTTCTTCATCTACTAGCCCTGCCATATATGGGGGGTAGTGGGGACATTTAGGATCACTGTAGGGAATATCACAGATAGGACAAATCGACTCGCCATAAAAAATTCCCCCCATTGAAACATCGGCTTTTCTGCCATAGGAAATTTCTGAAATAATCGGGTGAGTCGCTTCTGCAAATCCAAAGACCAAGACCTGATGATAGCCGTCTTTTTGGATTATTCGATAATCTTCGCTTGGATTAGGAGATTTTTCGAGGATTCGCACTATCCCTTCCTTGCTTACACGAGGCAAGGAATAAATAAAAGAATCATAGATCATCCCAAAAGTTTTGGTCTGATCTTCCCATTCATGATCGATCATCAAGGCGCATCCGGGATAACTAGCCACCATAGTTTCTAAAACATTTTTATCCCATACCTGGCCAGAACCGTGAATTAAGTTATTTGAAGCAATTAAAGCAAATCGCATCAGTTCCGATGATTCCCACGGATCGAGTCCGTAGGGTTTGAATTGATTGATTAACGGCATCTCCTCGTCGGTAGGATGACGGGTCTGTAGCAATATCTCTAATTCAGCGCGGGTTAGTTTTAGTTCCATGTCAATAAAAAATACTTATATAAATAATTCTATCTAAAGGCTTGACGTTTGTGGTTGGTTGATCTATATTAATAGTGTCGTCTCCAACCGAAACCTATAAATATAAAATTTCAATACAAAATATTTGTCTCCATAGAAAGTGTATAGCTGAGGAAACAACGCAGGGTATCAATCCTGCGTTTTTTATTTCGTCCAGCCAAAGTTTAACGAAAGCATATTCTGGGTAGGTCGTGTCCTAGAGTTAGAAAAAATAAAGTAACAACCGCAATTAGCCCGACAAGTACATCTTTCAGTCGGTCGGGGGAGTGTTCCAATAGGCTGCCAACCGGCACTTTCATAAAAAAGACACTCTTGGCAAGATTCTTTTTTGGTAATTATTCTCTTTTCCCACTTGTTGACTAGAGCGTGTCCTCTCCGGCTTCCCTCCTCAAAAGCTTCTCTAGACTTGGCAACGTACTGTTTAGAGCGGTTGATTATTTGAGCCTCTGATTGAGTACCAAGAATAATATCACGGGAAAACTTTCTTAATCGTGCGTATTGTGTTCTAAGCATCTGACCAATTCTGCCATAGTCAGAAGCGTTCATATCGGGCTTACCAACTCGATAAAGCTGAATAGTTAGGTTTTTAATCTCGAAAGACATTTTCTCTTCCCACTCACTAACAGTTATTTTTTTCTCTAAAAGGTCACGGGTAAGTTTATCTGTTTTTTGAGTACGGGCATTAATAGTTTGTTGGGAGATTTGTCTAACTTTTTCAGTAGAGACAAATCTCCCCGTTCTATTGTCTCGATAGCGCCGAGTACCAGGGTTAAAAGAAAAATCACTCATAACTTATTTCAGGTTCTAATAGGTTTTTAAATTCATCATCCGGAGGTTTCTTTTTCCAGTCATCGATAGCTTTTTGGATGTCATCGGCTGTTACTTCGGCTCTCTCTAGTAATCGACCAATTGGCTGTAGGTTTTTATCTTCTGGGTTAAATTTATCTGCCATGATTACTTTATTCTAATTCTACTCTCGATGGTTTTATCGGGCTTTTCGATGCTTTAACAAATTTAGAGCGTCCAATGTCTTTATGAATCGGTTCTTGTAAAGAAGAAATTAATATTTCTGAGGGCAGTGGTTTTCGCATTTCCCATTCTTCTTTACTCATCTTTTTGGTAAGTTTACTTGGCCTTTTATCTTCTGGGTTGAATTTATCTGTCATATTATTTGTCTCCTAATCCGTCATAAACTAATTCTTGGATTTTTTCTGATTTATCAAGTTTAGCTTTTAGGTTGCGGTTTTTAATTTCTAACATTTTTATCTTTAATTTTAATGTTTCATAATCAAACATCAGGCTATCGTATGAGTCGGTTAATTCGGCGTATTCGGCTCTCAAGTCTTCGATACTCAAATCTTCGATAATAGCGTCAAAGTTATTGTTATTCATGGATTTTCTCTTTAAATTAAATAATAACTCTTGACTGACAAGAAATAACTCTTGACAGTTCCCTAATCCACTTACGCTTCTGTTTCTGCTTTGTTAAGTTCACCGATCTGAGCTTTTAGCTTAGACACCTCATCTTTTAAAGCTTCAATAACTTCCAGTTCAGTCATGTTAACGACCTGACCATCATTAGAATCG